CTTGCATAAAAGGTAATTTTAAATTTAAAACAATTTTGTTTGACACAGCTACTCAAATTGAACAACTTATTCATAAAAAAGTTATTGAAACCGATCCAAAACCTGCTAAAAACAACACAATGGAAACTTGTCACGAAGGATACGGAAAAGGCTATTCATTGGCCAATCAGTATTTCAGTCGTTTTACTGATTATTGCGATTTACTTGCAAAAAATGCTAATATCAATATCGTTGTAACGTGTCACGTTTTCCCTTCGCGTGTTGTCGATCCTGCTTTTGGGGAATATGATACTTGGGACTTGTTGTTGCACTCTCCTAAAAACAATAAAACCTTTGGCAAGAGAGAAATGATAACGCAATGGGCTGATATGATCGGCTTCTTGCATGAACCTTTGTACGTTCAAAAGAACGATAAAGGTCAAACACTTTTAAAAGCTATGGGCGCTAATCAAGGGCGAGTGATAGGTGTTGATCGAACACCGGGGTGGGTGGGAGGAAATAGATATGGACTGACTGGAACTATTCCAATTCCAAAACCTCCCGATAACCCAAATGAACCATATCGCAATGGATGGAACTCTATTGCTCACGCAATCTATTCCAATAGTGGAATTGATATTTACAACAAGGATGTTTAACAATGGTTGCTTATGCTTTTAATGCCGCGCTTCACTCGCCTCGTTATGGCGGTGGTGGAAGTTTGCCAATTGGCGAATATGTCGGAATTATTGCCAATTCCAGTCAAGAAATGACTAAAGACGGTCAAGGCGGATTTATCGCTTTTGAGCTAAAGGTTATAGACGGTCCTTTGACCGGGCAAACCCACACTGATCGTTTGAACCTGCACAACAAAAACGCTCAAACTGTTGAAATTGCCAACAATCAATTGTCTGCGTATTCTCATGTGGTCAATAAGATTGCTTGGCAAGATACTGTTGAATTGCACAACATTCCTTTCAAGTTTAAGATTGGACCGTCAAAAGATCCTAAGTACACTGAAGTTACTGCAATTTACGATATCAACGGGAATGAACCGGGCAAGCAGTCACAAGCGCCGCAAACCTACGCGCCGCCTGTGACCGCGCCACCGGCTTACACGCCTTCCGCCGCTGCTGCACCTGCTGCTCAAGGCGGATGGGGAAACCCCGCTGTTGCTCCTGTTGCTCCTGCTCCTGCTCCTGCTGCTGCACCGGGCGGATGGGCTCAAGGCCAAGGTGGTCAAGCAAAGCCCGCTTGGGGCTAAAGTTGCGACTAAATTAGCCGACGGCTCTAGGTTAGTTTAGTTTTTCCGCCAATGGTGTTGAGGCGGCAAAAAATACACCATTTTAACTTTTAAAAGGCGGCTAAAATGATTGTTCAAGGTTACGAATTTACTCAAGAGTTGAAGGAGTTTTTTGCTACGTTGCTTTGTGCAAACGCTGAAACTATAATTGGGGTGGTAATTGACCAAAGTAACAGGCGTTTCGCAATTCAACAAAAATTGCAAGAAACTATTATAGAGATAGAATTTTCTGGAAGTAGGATTTTGGTCGTTGCTTAATCTAAACGACGATTTTGTTAGGCAAAAGCTAGTCAATCAACTGTATGTTGATTTAGATAAGTTTTGCATTGATGAATTTAAAGAAGAACCGAGAAACCATCTAGGCGCGTCTATATTAGGTAACGATTGCAAAGCTCAAATATGGGGTGTTTTTCGTTGGCTTAAACAAGAAAATTTAGACGGGAGGCAATACAGATTATTTAATCGCGGTCATCTTGAAGAAACGCGGTTTGTTCGTTGGCTTCGAGGCATTGGTTTTGTTGTTGAAGAATTTGACGAGGACGGCAAACAATTTAGAATTTCCGGCGTTAATGGACATTTTGGCGGATCACTAGACGGTCGTGCTTGGCGCGAGGACACCGGCAAGCTATTAGTTGAATTTAAAACGCACAACGATAAAAGTTTTCAAAAACTAAAGAAAGAAAAATTAAGAAAAGCAAAGCCCATACATTATGCTCAAATGTGTTCTTACGGCGTTGCTAAAGGTTTCGACTTTGGCTTATACATGGCGGTAAATAAAAACGATGATGAAATACATATTGAAATCAATAATCTGGAACGGGATAAGGGAGATTTTTTATTTGCTAGGGCGGAAAATATAATAAATTCCCAAACTCAACCTCAAAAGATTGCTCAAACAGAAACATATTTTGATTGCAAGTATTGTTATCAAAAAGGAATTTGTTTTAGAGGTGAGGCACCTGATATTAATTGTCGATCTTGCCGCAATGCCTTTCCTGTTGAAAATGCAAGTTGGGCTTGTGCTGTTCACAACGCCATAATACCGGAACACATAATCAAAGTTGGTTGCTCTAGTTATGCGAGGATTATATGACTGTTAAAGAGTTGATTGAAAAGTTAAAAGAGTTTGATGAAAACAAAATTATATATTGTTCCAAAGTGGACATGGGAAGCGAATTGGGAGAAGTATATTCTGTTGAAATATACAATATTTGTGAAGATGAAGCTTGGCTTATGATATTTTAAAATGCTCACTCTTAGACCATACCAAGAGGAAGCTGTCCAAGCCTTGTTTGATTTCTTTGAGGATCATAGAGGCGAAGAAGCTGCAAACCCATTGATTGCCCTTCCTACAGGAACAGGCAAGTCGATTATCATTGCTGAAGCTATCAGGCGAGCGTTTGAAATCTATCCGCCTTTTCGTGTAGTTATGGCTACGCATGTTAAAGCATTGATTGAAAACAACGCCAAGAAAATGCAAGAGCATTGGCAACTTGCACCTATTGGAATCTACAGTGCCGGAATGAACAAAGCCGATAGTATTCAACCTATTGTATTTGGCGGTATTCAATCAATGGTTGGCAAGTTTCCAAAGTTTGGCTATCGCGACTGGTTGATAATTGATGAAGCTCACTTGCTAGGTGATGAAGGAAGTTATTTAAAATTCATCACCGAACTAAAGCATAAAAACCCAATGCTCAAAGTTATTGGCTTGACTGCAAGCCCTTGGCGTTTGGGAATGGGGTCGCTTTTAAATGGAAAAATATTTACCCACACTTGCTATAATTTAACTGACGTTGACGGATGGTCAAAGCTGATAGCTGAAAACTATCTATGTCCTTTGTTTTCTAAACGCGCTGATACTCAATATGACCTTAGCAGTGTGGGCATGTCTAAAGGCGAATTTAATCAAAGTGAAATGGAGCGCGCTGTTGATAAAACAGATATCAACTATAGAGCGTTAAGTGAATTTGTCCACTATGGACAAAATAGACATTGTTGGATCGGTTTTGCTTCTGGTATTGAACATGCAGAACATTTGACAGACATGCTCAATAATACATTTAACATTTCGACTGTTTGCGCTCACTCTAAAATGAGCGATGGCGACAATGACAAAGCAATGAAGGCTTGGAAAACCGGAAAAGCTCGCTGCATTATCAGCATGAACAAATTAACAACTGGTATAGATCATCCTCCTATTGATTACATCGGGTGTTTCCGCGGAATGATGTCTAGCGGTCTATGGGTGCAACTCGCTGGTAGAGGAACTAGACCTTACGATTGCACTAATCCAAACCAATATATACCGGGTTTTGATTATATCAAAGAAAACTGCTTGCTAATGGACTACGGCGGCAACACTAAACGCCTAGGACCAATCAACGATCCTCTGATACCGCGCAAAAAAGGAGAAGGTGGAGGCGGTGAAGTACCTGTTAAAATTTGTCCCAGCTGTATGGTGTACAATCATATAAGCGCGAGAGAATGTGTTGCTTGTGGTTTTGTGTTTCCGATCAATAGCAAGCTGCAAGATACTGCATCGGAAGTCGATATTATGGTTTCAGACTTGCCGAAAATAGAACAGTTTGAAGTTGACAGAGTTGTTTATTCTGAACATATTTCTAAAGGTACTGGCAACAGTTTTGTTAAAGCAAGTTATTACTGCAAAGGCTTCAAAACCTTTTATGAATTTAAAACAGTCGAAGGCAAGGCGGGGTGGCGCGGTCGTGATTGGTTTCGTCAACGCTATCCTGCTGAACCTCCCGAAACCAATCTTGAAGTATTGCAATTTGCCTCTGCTTTGCGAGCGCCTGTTTATATAAATGTTTGGACTAACAAAAAATATCCCGAAATCATAGGAGTTGAATTTTAATGTGGGCCGTTAGAGCAGATTTGAGACAGCCAAACAGTTTATTATTTGCTTCTAACGACAAAGCAAAAGCTGAAAAAGTTTACGAGTCGTATAGCAAAGGCCATTTTGTAAATCTAAAACTAATCGAATATCCTGACATTTTGTTAAAAGAAAGCAAAAAACGATGACCAGCGAAACCTATCCAAAGCTAAGATGGAATCTGCAAATAACCGCAAATGATGATAAAGGCATTGTGACTTCTTGCATGAACTGTATAAACTTTGTCGAACAAACAGAGTTGTGTAGATTGTTTGCAGCTAGACCACCTGCCAAAGTGATAGCGTTTGGTTGCAAGGATCATGTCGATATTGAGGAAGTACCATTTTAGAAAACTTAACCAAATACAATATGTATCGAACAACGCATGGAAGCGTTGCTGGTATAAACGCCGCTCTTATGATGGCGACTTTTAAAATTCACCCAGACGATAGAGAAAGATTAGAAATGGCTAGAGGTAGAAAACCAAACGTAGCAAAGCAAGCAGAACAACTTGCAAATGCTTTGAAGTTTGTTTCAGTAGCAGGAACAAAAGAAAACGAGCATGTCGTCCTTGGCGATCATTTTGCAGTAATGTTTGACGGTCAAATGACCGCCGGTTATCCAATTGAAGAAGATTTAAGCTGTTGCCCACATTTGGTTAAGCTGATGACCGCTCTTAATAAGTGCGGAAACTCTCTTGCTATTGCCGAATTGGATAGCGGGAGACTTAGCATCAAAGGCCAATTTTTGCGCGCAATTGTGCCCTGTGCGGACGTTGGCGATATGTTTCTAAGTCAGCCAGACGCAAACATTGCTGTTGCCAACGATAGCTTGAAAGAAGCTTTTAAATGTTGCGGGACGCTCGCCGACGAAAAAGCCGATAGTGTTATTCAAGCCTCTGTTTTGCTCGAAGCTAATGTTTGCACTGGAACTGATCGAAAAGTTATGATGCAATATTGGCACGGTGTAGATTTGCCTCCCGAACTTGTAATACCAAAGATATTTATAAACGCCGTTGTTAAAACCTCATCGTCAATTGTGGGATTTGGCTACACTCCTGAAAGATCGGTCACGCTTTGGTTTGAAGATGGTTCTTGGCTAAAGACATTGTTGTATGCCGATAAGTGGCCGGACGTTTCTCATATTTTAAATGTTGAAAGTTTTCCACAAGCAATCAACGAAAACTTCTTCAAAGGTGTCGAGGCTCTACAAAACTTTGTTGAAGATGATTGCATTTATTTTTGTGAAAATCTGCTTCAAAGCAATTTGTCGCAAGAGCAAGGCGCTCAATTCGATGTTCCTGGCTTGCAAGCTGGAAAGATATTCAGCGCAAGTCAGCTAAAAGATATTGCGCCGTTTGCAAAGACTATGGACTACACAACTTTTGTTGATCGTGCAATGTTCTTTGGTGAAAATATGCGCGGTTGTTTAACTTCTATCGCGAAAGGTTAAGTGATGTTAGATAGACAATGGAGCAAAATCATATTTGTTTGTGATGGTTGCGATGATACTTTAAACACCAAAATGACAAATATAACAGACGCTATGTTTGTTTTAAAAGATAACTATTGGATTTGTTTTAAAAGCAATTCTTCTGGCAAATTTGTCCACGTTTGCCCTGATTGCGAGAATGAAATTTAAATGGTTTTTTTCGATCAATCATCGCCTGAACGTAGAAAGCGAGCAAAGATCAAGCCGATCTTGGAACAATCTGCTATTCCAAGGCCAAGTAACTATGAAAAACTAACTGTAGAAGAATTAACAAATGGACCAGCACTCGAACTTGTATTTGATGTTGAAACATATGTTAATTATTTTGTCTGTTCCTTTAAGTGTTGTAATTCTGGGAAAATATATTCTTTTGAACAAAATGCTTACGGGTTGTTGCTGGATACTAATTTACTTGGCTTTGTTTTATTTCGCCATAAAATAATCGGGTTTTATTCAAAGAATTATGATTTGCCGATGTTAGGTCAAGCATTGGATGGTGTAGAATGTTGGAAGCTGAAAGAATTTTCAGACAAACTTATATTTGATAGCGAGCAAGCACCTTTTGAAATACGTCTAGCTAAATGCAATCATATTGATTTGATTGAAGTTGCTCCGATTACCGCAAGTCTTAAAATGTACGGTGCTAGACTTGGTTGCAAGCGATTGCAAGATTTGCCTTATAGTCCTGATACAGAATTGACTTATGAAGAAAGTCTTAATGTTTTAGATTATAATATCAATGATCTTGATATAACACTTGCTCTTTATAATGAATTAAAACCCGCTATTAAGCTTCGCGAAACAATGGGCAAGGAATACGACACCGATCTAAGATCGAAGTCAGATGCTCAAGTCGCGGAAGCCCTGATCGTTGGCGAGCTACACCGTCGCGGCGTCCACGCCAAAGCCCCAAAAATCGCCGCTGGGACCGTTTACCACTACAGCCAGCCTGTCGGCCTGTCCTTCTGCTCGCCAGCCCTACAGCGCGTCCTACAGACGGTCCTAGAAGCGCCTTTTATTGTGGGCACAAATGGCGCGATCATAACACCGCCTTCGATTGAAGCTATTAAAATTCCAATTGGTAGTTGTGTTTATCGAATGGGAAACGGCGGTTTGCATAGTAGCGAACAAGCCCTAACTGTTTTTTCAAATGAAGATTACAAACTAATTGATAGAGACGTTAAATCATATTATCCGTACATACTTTTAAATCAAGAATTGTTTCCGCCTCATTTGGGACCAGAGTTTCTTGAAGTTTATAGATCGTTCGTCGAACGTAGATTGAAGGCTAAAGAAGAAGGTCGCAAAGTCGAAGCAGATGGATTAAAGATTACAGTAAACGGAACATTTGGCAAACTTAGCAATCAATATTCAAAACTCTATAGCCCACACTTAGGAAGCCAAATTACAATCAGCGGTCAACTTTTCTTGTTGATGCTTATCGAGAGGATCGAAGATGCGGGAATTTCTGTCGTTAGTGCTAATACTGATGGTGTTGTTATTTATTGCCATGTTGACAATTTGCACGTATTGGATGATATTGTTAAAGAATGGGAAAACGATACTGGTTTTGAAACTGAAGAAACTTTATATAGAAGTATTCATGCGAGAGACGTTAACAACTATATTGCTGTTAAGACCGACGGCACTTGCAAAACAAAAGGTGTCTATTCTGAATTTGGGTCCGCTCTCAATAGTGTACTATCCAAAAATCCCGAAAGTTTAATTATAAGCGATGCTGTTAAAGCGTTTATCTCAAAAGGAATTGACTATGGAGAAACAGTCAGAACTTGTAAAAGCATTACAAGATTTGTTAATGTTAGAACGGTTAAAGGGGGGGGCTATTACAGAAATAACTATTTGGGCAAAACTGTCAGATGGTATTATTCAAAAGAGAGTAAGGATTGCATCAAATACGTTATCTCTGGAAACTTGGTTCCCAAATCAGAAGGTTGCCGACCTTTAATGGAACTACCTGATAAAATACCCGATGACTTGGATTACGACTATTATATAAATCAAGCTGTCGAAACGCTGTTTGACATTGGCTATTTTAAAAGAGAAAGGCCGGGACTTTTGCTATGAGCGAAACACAATCACAGCCACAAAAAGAAGAACCAAAGAAAACACAAAAGACAATTGATAAGAAGTTTAGACACCTTCGCGGCTATATGGAAGGTCCAAAAGATAGGGCTGATGTTAAATTGAAGAAGTTTTAGCGAGCAATTATTCTAACTCTACCATTTGCACCAGCACCAGCAACAAAACTAGGACCGTATGCGCCACCGCCACCGGGCGCGTTGCCGGTCGCGCCCGACGTGGTTTGACGTGCGCCGCCAGAGGTTCCAAGGTTAGCGCCGCCGTTGCCGGTCGCACCAGTATCACCAGCCTCGCCAGTCGTGTTAGTCGTGCCGCCTGTAGCAGTACCACCAGCACCCGCCGCCGTTGCGCCGCCACCACCGCCGCCAGCCGATAGCGAAGGGGTTGTGACGGTGCTTGCAGAACCGTCAGTCGCTACTTGAGGAATAGTAGCATCGTAATTCAATCCGCCTGCACCAACGGCACCGGAAATTATAGTTGTGCCAGGAGTTACAGCATAGCTTGTTTTAATTGAATATGCAGAACCACCGCCACCGTGACCGTGACCGCCACCGCCACCGCCGCCCCAAACCTCAATATCAACTTGAGCAGTTGAAGCGGCCGGAACAGGAAAACTAAAGGAACTGGGAACAGAACTATCAAACAAAACAGTACCAGCGGCAACAGTAGTTGTTATAATGCCAATTATAACCCAAGAACCACCAATACGCATATAAAGATTGTTGTTTGCGGGGTCACTCCAAATAGCACCATCGTTAACAGTTTGAGTTAAAACAGGGTCGGTACCTTGATTGAATGTTTGATTTTGAGTTGCAGTTGTAAACGTAGCGGTTGTTATATTTCCAGTTGACCAAGCACCCGGAACGCCATTTCTTGATATAGTTCTAGCTTGAATATTGTAAGCAGTATTTGGCAAAACAGGTTGAATTACAACAGCAGGAACATCAAAAGTAACAGGAGCAATTGCAATCCAAGTTGCATCTGTTGCTTTCTTATATTGAACTTCAATAGATGCAACATTTGCAGGTACAGTTGTCCAAGTAACTTCTATTCCGTCATAAGCAAAAGAACCACTGCTTAAAATATTAACAGTTGTTAGTGTTAGTGAGCCAAGAGCAATTTGTTGCAAAGGATCGTAAGTAGAACCAGAAGCAGCGGGTGTATAGGTGTTGACTGTTCCGCCTGTATAAATAGAAGCAAATTCTTCAAGCAAAACAAGATCAATTCCGCCGATCGGGTTTATAGCTTGTCCAATAACTCTAAAAAGTTTATTAGTCCAACCAAAATTAGGAAACGTCAAAGTGACGCAATTATACATTTCTGCTTGTAATGCTTTATAATTAAAAGTAGCAGTAAATTGACCAGTAACACGATTACGGTTTAAAGCAATTCGAGCTAATTTTTGTGCAAGATTTGGATCTTGCACATTTTGAAAATCAAGTTTTAAAACTTTAGAAATGCCACCATCTTGTGACAAATAAGTGCTATCTACAACATCAGGATAAGGATATGGCTGATAAAGATTGGTTGCAGAAGGATCGACAAAATTACCACCCACACTGTTGTAAAGATTGGAAATTGTGTCTTTTGGTATCCAAGCAACACCGCCGATAATATCGCTTTGACTTAGAGCAACGGCGATTGAAGCAGTATCGTTAGTTGCAACCCAATAACTCCAAAGTCCTCCGGGATCTAACAAATATCCTTGAGCGCCATTTGCAATTATACTTTCATTGTTTGAATGACTATCGGCACATGACATGGCGCCGTCTGTATAATAATTTTCAACTTCACAAGTATTTGCAGCGGCAATAAAACTTGCATAATTAATATCATTTGGATTTACGCAACGACCGGCAACAGGAACATAAGCACTTGTTGACGGATTTACAATATGCCAACCAAGCAAATAAGTTATCATTTGCAAGGCATTGTTTCGACCAATTGGAACACCATTACTGTCAGTTGGCGAATATTCCCATGTAGAATTATCGTTAGCGCGATGACTACCAGAACCGCCAACGGTAGTGTCACGACGCGGATCATAAACAGGACAACCTTCACCTTCTTGAAGAAATTGAGTAGGTATCCCGTTAGGCAAAGATTTTTGGGTTACATTCCATTTAAGCCTGTAACCTGACAAACCAGTCATTGAGCAATTGGCAGTCCAAAGCGATCCAGCGCCGGTCGTGCCGCTACCGGGAAACGCTGTACCGTGTACGCCGACAAGAGAATTGTGTTTTAAAAGTGTTCCTCCCGCATAGTTAGTTGTAGATGAAACATAACCAGCACCGCCAAAAGTTCCAACACTACCAGTTCCGGTGCAAGTATCGCCACTAAAACTTAATGGAGCCCCTTGAACATAAAATGTGCCAAAAGAAGTAATCCTGTGGGTAGCAGTACAAACTATTTGATCGTAACCAGCAGAACCGTAAACCTCCCAATAGCGTTCATCGTTACCAAAAGCAGTTTTGCCAAATACCATAATTCTAGGAGCGTTAACATTAAGACTATCTGTCAATCGAGTTTGAGAAATAGAATTAGGTTTTGGCAAAAGCAAAATGGCAAGAGCCAACGCTGCTATAACAACTACACCGACAACAATCGCTGTTGCTACAGCAGTGCTTACGCCGATAACAGCAGCAACAAAAGCAATAACAGGAGGCATTTAGATAACCTTCCAACAACCATCTAATTGCAAAGTTTGAAATTTAGTCAAACCACCTTCTTCTAATATAAAAAAAGAAATTTGACCGTAACAGATACCAAGAATTGCGTCATATCCATCTTGGTTTGAATTTTTAAATACAACGTCACCCGGTTTAGCAAACGCTATATGATCGCGCTCAAACAAAGTGTCCATATATTCTTTTAATTGATGACAACCGCCTAATTTTAAAAGCTGCTTTATGCCGCCAAGAGGCGTTGTATAACTACCGCGCGAACCATTTGTAATATCGTGGCCTGTATAACTTTCAATGCAATTAGCAATAAATTGAAAGCAATCATTTGTTCCCCAAAGAAAGCAATCTTCAGAAACTCGATTGATTTCATATGTAAGTTTATCTCGCCAGTTTGGCAATCTAGTACAATTTAACATTAAGACCTCCTCCTAAACCACCGCCACCAGCACCACCAGCAGCATAAACTGTAGGATGGCCTATTTGAGCAACTTGATTTGCAAGCCAACTAACATATTGTTGAGAAATATCAGCAGGATCTACACGAGCTTGATCTGAATATTTAAAATTAGAAGCCTCGCCTTGATAAGATGATTGGCTTTCAATCGTTGCCGCAAGAGTGCCCACATTGTTATCTGGGTCGATTGTTATTGACAATTGGTCAAGACGGCCTGTTTTAATTCTAATTGGTTTGCCAATAATAGAACCATCTTCGTTACAAGTAGCAAACCAAAGAAAACATCTAACAGCTTGCCAAATATCAGCGTTATTTAGTATTTGATGCAAATAATCCATACTGAGATCGACACCGGGAAGCGTTATCGTTAATCCTTGGCTTCCGCTTTGAGAATCTGTTATAGTATCAATAGTTAAAACATTTCCTCCTCTTAAAAATGTCAAACCTACTAATTCAACATCATACCCCATACCAGCAGCAAAATAAACATCGCTAAAACCAGTATTGATATAAACAGGATCGCCCACAATATCTAGGCGAATAAACCAGTTGCCATAAACTGTCGATGCTACAATGGCGCTTGCCGTAGCTGCATCCATAGATCGCGCCATTATTCGACACTCTCAATTGCGTCTAGTTGAACATCGTATTGAATAGGTGGCGATAAATCCCAAGATGCAGCATCGTCGCTGTTAGAACTCATAATGCAATAAGGTTGACCGTCACCAGTTGTTTGATTTTTATAAGCCGTGGGCGCGTTTCCTTGCTCGTGTTGAGCTTCGTAAATTATAAAATAATCACCAGCAGAACCTGCCATGTTTTGAGGATTGATTTCAACTTGCATTGGCAAAGGAGCCCCAACCGGCAACGATCCTGTTACACTATATCTTGTCCAAGTTGTGTTAGGAGTTATGCTAACAGAAGAAACATTGTTACCAGCAAAATCAATTATTGAAAGAGTTATGTTTCCCGTAACAGTACCTAAACGTAACCAAATCGAAAAGGTGTAATTAGCACCGTATATTGTGGGCTTTGTTACTTGCTTTGATATGTAAAAATTGCCGGTTGCAGTTCTTATTACTTTTTCGGCGTTTGTTCCACCATCAGGATCAGTTACAACAGACGCCGCCACTGTACAGTTTTGTTTAAACCAAGAAGCATCGCTAAAGACATTTGAATAAGAAAGAAGATTTACTTGATTGCCAATAAACAATTGCAAATTATCAGCAGGGCTTTTTCTTAAAGCAGGCTTAAAGTTAATAGTGGCGTTGCCTGAACCATCGGAAACAACGTAACCATTTACAATTTTAGTTTCATCATTAACTACAAAATAATCGCCATCAGACAAAATCAAAGTATTTATTGACCAGCCATCGGTAACAAGAGAAAATCCAGTTTGAGAAGCACCGTTAACAAATCCGGTATTTCCATTATAGCCGCTAAGAGGCTTTACTGCATCAAACAAAGGAAGTTTGAATTTATTAGCTTGACCGTCTAATTGAGATAAAAAAGACCTAAGCGAACCAGAACTATTAAGCACTTGCCGACTAAATTTGCCAGTTAATGCCCACAATGCGTAAGGCGCAACTAGGGCTTGTCTCGTTCCGTCAAAAGGCGAGCGCAAGATAATAGTTTTGCGAGATAATTTAAAAGTATAATTACTAAATCCAATTGGCGGATTAGTTTGCGGCCATGGAATTAAAGTGCTCATCTGCCAATCTTACTATTTAGCTTTTGACGTGATTGTTGTTTAGAGTTGGTTACATATGATTTTTGAACAGCTTCGTTTACTATACCAGCGCGACTTTGAGCAATCGCACTAAATATAGCGGCTTTGATTTCATCGGGGTTTGTACCTGTAAAATCAGCACCTTCAAAATGGTAATGTGTTGATCCAACATTGTCATTTGATGGGATTGAACCACTTGCAACATAACCACCATTGGCAAAGTGATTGCCAGTAGACGGCGAACCATTGTTGTTTATTGCTTCGAGCAAAGGTCTATTTTTAGCAGTAGCTTCAGCGTTTACCATAAATTCGCCGTTAGAAGCCCACACTAAGACCTTATCATCTTTTGGACCACCGGGACCGGAAATAGGACCGCCACCGGCTAGTTTTGGAATAGAAAGCAATTGAGCTTCAGCGGCAATGGCAACCAATGCAGCAGCACCCGCCGTCGCCGCGCCTCCGAAAGTGGCCGCATTGACCAGTGCGGCGGCGGGTGCCCATGCCGCCGCTGTGGCTGTAGCGGACACCACGGAAGCGCCTGTTATGGTCGCGATACTCGCTGTCGCGGCGG